GTATGCATCTCGATATGATAAGAAGGGAACTGCCCGTCGTGACATCATCAAGATCTTGCACTATGGTCTTCTCCTTCTTCATTTCAATGACAAATACGCATCCCCTACTGAAACGTACCCGCAATGACAGTTATTTCCAATCGCACTCGTAATATTCTTAGGAACTTTGCGGCGATCAACAATTCTATTGTGATCAAACCTGGTAATCAGGTCCGTACTCTCAGCATCAACAAAAACATCCTGGCATCTGCAGTTGTTGGTGAAGAGTTTGAGCATCAGATTTCTATCTACGATCTGTCTGCTTTTATCAGTGGTGTTGACCTGTTCTCTCAAACTGAACTGCAACCTGAGTCAAACTATGTTCGTCTGATTGATACTCAAGACTCTCGTCGTCAGTCTCGGTTCTACTATGCAGACCCTGAGATCATTGTACAACCTCCCGAGAAAGACCTTGCTCTGCCCTCTGTGGATGTTGAGTTTGATCTGTCTGCACAGGACTATGTGAACCTGATGAAGGCAGCACGTTTGTACAAGGTTGCTGATGCTTGCGTCTTTGGTGATGGCAACACCATGCAAATCTGCGTAACTGACAAGAAGAACGAGACTTCTAACAGTTACGCCGTGGAAGTTGGTAAGACTGACAAAGAGTTCTGTCACTGCTTCAAGATTGAGAACCTCAATATCATTGAGGCAGACTATCACATTGAAATTAGTAACAGTAAGGTTGCTAAGTTTACAACTCAAGATCTTTCCTACTGGATTGCCCTTGAACCATGACCTTTGGAGTCTCAGGGTATGATTACCTGCCAAGTCTTCTAGATGAAAGAGAGTTGTCTTACTTGTCTGCCACCCTAGACAACTCTTTTGAGGGCAAGTATGTTGAGTACGATGAGGGAAGGGGTATGGTCAAGATGCTATACAAACCTCCCTGTGCAGAACAATACCACCAGAGAGTTCAATACTTTCTGCAGAGTTATCTACGGATGCAACTCTTGCCAACGTATTGGTTCTGTACCAGATACTTCAACAAGTCTTACATGGCAGCACACACTGATCGTGATGCTTGTGAGATCTCTGTCAGCCTGAATGTACAGAGAGACAAACCCTGGGATTTACAACTCAGAGATAGGTTTGGGAAGAAACACCGATTTGACACACCCCCTGGTGATGGTGTATTATACCATGGGGTAGACCTTGAACACTGGCGGACTCCTTACAAGGGTCAGCAATACACTCAACTATTTTTTCATTATGTACGAGCGACTGGAAATTACAACCGAGAGCAGGGGGACCGCCGATGGCGACATCCAGCAATTTGATTATGTAGAACGAGAGTGTGGTGACTGCAGCATGTGCTGCCAAGGCTACCTCTATGGTGAAGCATATGGTCTTCCGTTCTTCCCTAACAATCCTTGCCACTATTGGGATCCATCTGGCAAGTGTGGCGGATGCTCCATTCACAAAGATCGTCCTGCAATCTGCTCAGAGTTTGAGTGTCTCTGGAAACAGACCAAGCAGATGCCTCAGTGGATGAAACCTGATTACTGTAAGGTTCTTATCTACAACCGTGCATGGCAGGATGTTGAAGGCGAATACTTTGAAGCAGGGACTGTATTGAACTGGGTGTCTGCAGTTGAGTGTGGTCAAAAGATGGACTCGAATGTGCTATCCTGGTTGATTCAGCAGGCACGAAGGAACGAGTGGAACCTCCACTATCAAATCAACAAACAAGATCACTATCTTGGATCTGAACAGTTCCACCACTGGGTGAATGCAACTGCTGGAGCACAAACACAAATCATTTACAACGATCGAGGAGAACAGGTAAATTGACAGACTTTCTTTGGGTTGAAAAATATCGTCCACAGTCTATCGATGAGTGTATACTTCCTGAAGAGACTAAGGAAATCTTTCGTGGATTTGTTGAGCAAGGTGAGATTCCTAATCTACTTCTCAGCGGGACTGCTGGTATTGGAAAGACTACGATTGCGAAGGCGCTTTGTAAACATCTTGGCACCGATTATATTCTTATCAACGGATCTGATGAAGGTCGGTTTTTGGATACTATCCGTGACAAAGCGAAGTCGTTCGCATCGACCGTCTCTCTGACCTCTAGCAGCGCCCACAAGGTCATCATTGTAGATGAGGCAGACAATACCACCCCAGACGTTCAACTGCTTCTGAGGGCGACTATCGAAGAGTTCCAGAAGAACTGTAGGTTCATCTTTACCTGCAACTTCAAGAACAAGATCATCGATCCCCTGCATAGCAGGACCACTGTGGTTGACTTCAATGTCACTGGTAAGCAGAAAGTGCAGATGGCAGGCAAGTTCCTTGCTCGCGCAGAACAGATTCTTCATAATGAAGGTGTTGAGTACAACACTAAAGTTCTGGCGGAACTGATCATGAAGCACTTCCCTGACTTCCGTCGTACTTTGAATGAGTTGCAACGATACTCATCCACTGGTAAGATTGACACTGGCATCATGGCAGTTCAGTCTGATGCATCCTATGATTCTCTGATGAAGAGTCTGAAGGATAAGAAGTTCACTGATGTGAAGAAGTGGGTAGAGCAAAACATCGACAACTCTCCTGCTCACATCATGCGAGCGGTGTATGACAAACTGTACACCTCTCTCCAGAAACCTAGTATTGCTGCTGCAGTTCTTATCATTGCTGAGTATCAATACAAATCTGCATTTGTTGCAGATCAAGAGATCAATCTCCTTGCTTGCTTTACTCAACTTATGATGGAGTGTGAATTCAAATGAACCTGAAAACTCCTCTTCGATATCCTGGTGGTAAGTCTCGTGCAACTAAAAAACTAGCACAGTTTCTCCCTGACATGAGCAAGGTTCGTGAGTTTCGCGAACCCTTTTTAGGTGGTGGGTCTGTTGCTCTGTATATGACTCAGATGTATCCACACATGACTATCTGGGTCAATGATTTGTATGTGCCTCTGGTGGACTTCTGGCAGCAGTTGCAGAAGAACGGTCAGGAGATGCGTGATCAACTTGTACAACTCAAGTATCGTCACCCAGATCCTACGTCAGCGAAGGTTTTGTTTCTAGAGGCGAAGGAGTATCTAGCACAAGGCGATAAGAAAACTGATCCTCTGCAACGTGCAATCAGTTTCTACATCGTGAACAAGTGTTCGTTCTCTGGTCTTACCGAGTCATCTTCTTTCTCGAAAGCAGCATCAGATTCTAACTTCTCGATGCGTGGTATTGACAAACTGCCTTACTACCAGCAGTTGATTCGTAACTGGAAGATTACTAATCACACCTACAAGCAACTTCTTTGCAAGGGTCAGGACATCTTTGTTTATCTGGATCCTCCTTACGATATCAAAGACAATCTCTATGGTCGTAAAGGTAACATGCACGCTAGGTTCAACCACGACACGTTTGCTGAGGACTGTGATGCATATTCTAACGACGTGAAGATGATGGTGTCATACAATTCAAGCAACCTGATCAAGACACGGTTCATAAATTGGCATCCATACGAATACGATCACACATATACAATGCGATCTGTGGGTGATTATATGTCTGAACAAAAAGAACGCAAAGAACTGGTACTCATCAACTATGGCATTCAATCCGAACTACCCCTTGAAGGATTATCTGAACTCGATCAACCAGTCGAAGAAGAACCTTCTGCATGATGAAGATCCAATGTGGGAGAAGAACTATCCTGCATTCATCATCAATAAATGTATGTCGCATCACATGGATACTATCATGTATGCGAACGAGATGAACCAGTACCCAGAACTGGACAACCTGTTGCAATATGACTTTTTTATAAATACTGTGAGACCCCGAAAGAGATTCTCTCCTTGGGGTAAGAAGGAGAAGGCACTGGACCTTGATATTGTCAAACAATACTATGGGTATAGTGATGAGAAGGCGTTAGACGCTCTTCATATTTTGACTTCGGAACAACTAGATTTTATTAGATCTAAATTAGATACAGGTGGTTAGCATGGGTGATACGGAAGTCCTCTGGAATAAAGCAGACATGATTGAAGTGACTCTGGGTGAACCAGACGACTTCCTCAAGGTTCGGGAAACACTTACAAGAATTGGAGTTGCTTCTCGCAAAGAGCATAAACTCTATCAGTCTTGTCACATCCTTCATAAGAAGGGGCAGTATTATATTGTCCATTTCAAAGAATTATTTGCTCTAGACGGAAAGAAAGCGAATATCACAGAGAACGATATTCAACGTAGAAATAGGATTATTCAGCTGCTTTCCGATTGGGGACTAGTGAAAATTGTAGCACCAGATTCGGTTCTCAATCTCGCACCTCTGAGTCAGATCAAAGTAATTTCGTATAAGGATAAGGGAGATTGGCAGCTTGAGTCGAAGTATAACATCGGCAAAAAGAGGCAATCAGACAATGACAACAACACCAGCACCTAAACAAAAGAAAGAAAAATTTGAGTGGGCAGATGAAGGTCTGTCCGCATTGGTTAGAGTCGTGATCCTCGGATGGTCAGCAGCGATTCTTACTCTCAACTATGTTACAGTTCCTGGTATTCCACAAAGACAGATCGATCCTACATTTATCGCCAGCGTCTTCACAACGACTTTAGCTACGTTCGGAGTTCAAGCATCAAAGAAAAAGGAAGAAGAGGAGAAAAAAGAAGATAGTAAAAAGGATAAGGAATCATGACTTCTAAACTAAAATGGGTTGCAATAGGTCTTGGGGGACTCGTAGGAGTCGCCCACATTGGTCTGTTGGGTTATGTTCTTAGACCTACACCTGAGACATTACAAACACAACAACCTCCTACTATTCAAATCCCAAGTGGTCCTTATTCTTCTTACAGGATCAAGGCAGGTAAGGATGGATACGAGATTGAGTATCGCGCAAATGATCCTAAAATTCTAGAGTCAAGTAAGTCCTTGTCACTCGATAAAAAGAACAACGGTTTCTTTGGCGGAAGATCTGAGCAGCGAACTGAGTTCCGTCGTGATCAGTTCACTATGGATGGTGTACGCAATTTGGGAGGTGAGACTACAGAGACGCAGGGAAAGTCTGCGAAAGACGTAGAATGTTTGATCGCGGACGCTGGAGCTCGATCACAAGGTGCAATGGCGGGAACTAGTATAGCTGCTGGTGTCGCTGTTCCTGCCGTTGCTAGCATCCCTTACGTTGGATGGTTAGCAGGTGGTTGGGCACTGCTTCTAGGTCAGAAGGCAGGGTCTGAATTGGGTTCACAAGTAGGACAAGTGTTCAATGATTGCTAATGGAAATACCTGATATTAGGATTGACACTCTTGATATTCAAGAGATTAGGATCCCCGATCCTCCAGTATATTATCAAAACGCATTGCCCCCAGTTGCACCAGTTACGGAGCAGCTGGGGTTTCCTGTCGTAAATATACCAGGGTGTGTACAGGCACACAGCCAGAATAATAAAAAGAACAGGAACCTAGTAGAGAATGACCCCAAGGGAACGATTACATATTGCGATGCTGGAACACCGTCATATGATCCTATACAGTACGAACCAGATCAAATCGTTCCGACATATCCTGCTGGAATTGATACTAGAACGAAGCAACCAGAACCAGAAGTCCCTGAAACACCAGAGGTAAGTCCTCCTATACTTCCTAAGGCAGAGGTCTTTGTATGTCCTACTAGAGAGCAGGAACTAAAAAACCCTGTAGGAAAGATCCTAGAGGGCAATAAAAAGATTGTAGGATATGAGCAGGTAGATAAAGAATGTTTGATGGTTACCGAAGAACTAACCATTCCTGATCAGATCCTCGGTAACATTCCTAACCCTGGTATGGTTACTACTACTGCGAGTATTGCTGTCGTTGCGACGACCTCTGCACTGCTCGCAAAACCCGTTGCTGATCTTCTCTTGAAAGTTGTGAAGCCGACTGTGAAGAAGGTACTGAAGAAGATTGCGACGATGCGGGGGAAGTCCCAGAAGATCGAGTCCCTAAGGGACCGCCGAGGTCAGCAGCGGATTCGGAATAAGGCGATTCGGATTTTGAAGGGGCGGGAATAGTATGGCGGTGTGGTGCAATAGAATTCTTATTCATCACCACCACGTCAGCACACACCTTATAGTAAGGACTCTTGGGGTGGAACATAATACCCTTTTGCATTAGCTCACCACAATTTTTTAGTCTCGCAATCTCAAAATCCAACCGCTTATTGGCATGTTGTTGTTGCATCAAAGCGATGTTAGATTTTGCTGCATCCTTACAAAGTTTCTGTGCCTCTTTGTCTAGAGGTGTAGACCATGTAATAGAAAAACCTACGCCAAGACTATAGTTATCTTTCTGTCCAGTTCTAGTTTTTTTGTGGAACAGGATGTCTCCAGGATTATCGATACGTCCATCTCCAATAGGGTTGCCATCGTCATCGAAGGCACCTACATTGTCAGCGACATCGTATACAGGATCCCAATAGTATGGTTCGTATGGTTTAGATGCTGATGCAGTTCCTGTTACATACGGAGTGAAGTTACGAGTTGCACCTTGACATTGGATGCCCGCCCCGTAGGTGTTAGTAATGTAAGGGCCTTGAAGGACTTGGATCGCTTGGTTAGTGACGCTACCAGAACTATTAGCAACAGGAGAAGCGGTAGCAGAGACGCCACCAATAGTTTCTGCCATAGATGCAGATGGGAAAAGTCCACTTAGAATTACTGCGAGAAGATACTTGTAGTGTCCGTTACGCTTGTAACCTCGGTGGTTCTCTGAATAATCGTGTGGTTTTGCAAACCAGGTCCCGAATATGTTTCTGTGAACTGGAACGCTGCTCCTGGTGTCGTCTGTGAGAATGTTGGTCTGTCTTTGACTCCCGTCCATGATGATGTCACTCCATCTATAGTTACATTATTTGTACCAACGCCAGGTGAAAGATTACCTGAAGCAGTTACTCCACTACCAGTTACAGAGTATTGATACCCTGTACCGTAGTCCATCGAATTGATAGTCTCACTTATCGTCTGTGTCGTCTCCGTATGGCTCGTCATGGAGCCCTGTGTGAAGTTTGGCACCACGGGGACCGCCATAGCAGGCGATCCCAGTAACAATGCCAAGAGAAGTAATCTCTTCATGACAAACCTCAGTCAATAACAGTGATCTCAGATACGAATTGTCCTGTTGCCGTAGTGCCAGCTCCGCCTGCCGTTACAGTTAGAGCACCTGCTGTGGTTACAGTACCTGCTAGAGTACCAGCAGTTCCTGCGGTGTATGAAGTCTGGTTAGAGAACGCACTAACATCACCTACAGTAGGAGCAGTGGTGAT